TGCATAAGGAATTGAATAACCCGGACAACGCACATTTCCGGGTGTGGAATGGCAACCTAGGCCGCTTCCAGGCCAAGTAAGGATCAAGGCAAATGGCGACGATTATCCCTACCACGGTCGAGCAGCAAATTCAGGCGGCGGCGTATCGCTGGACGGATTACAGCACGGCCGACACGTCTGTGCCGGTGAAGGTGCAGAACATGCAGGGCCTGGCCGGGTCCGTGCAGGTCACCGGCACGTTCGGCGGGGCTACGATTACGCTGCAGGTGTCGAACGACGGCACGAACTATGTCACGCTGAAAGACAGCGCGGGGGCTGACATTTCGCTGACGGCTGCCGGTATGCGTGAGTTCTCGACGGCTGCGCTGTATCTGAAGCCCACGTCCTCGGGCGGGACTGCCGACAACGTGACCGTGACCGTCATCCTGCGGGGTTGATCCTATGAATATGCCGCTCGTCCTTCTCAATCGTCGGCGGCGGGGCGGCGGTGGGCCTGCCCCCGCCTTCTCCCCCTCCACCCTCTTCGCCCTCGCCGAACCCGGCGTCTGGTACGACCCCAGCGACCTCACGACCCTCTTCACCGACACCGCTGGCACCACCCCCGTGACGACGCCGGGCAACACCGTGGCGCTGATGCTGGATAAGTCGAAGGGGCTGGAGTTGGGGGCGGAGCTTGTCACGAATGGGACGTTCCCCGCTGACACCGCAGGGCCTACTGTAACGGGTTGGACGGCTAAAGACGGTGCGGCCCTGTCTGTCTCCAGCGGCCAACTGGTAGTCAACGCGAATATACCTCCAGCCACCAATTCTTTTGGGGGTTGCGGCACGTCCATGACGTTAGTTTCGGGGCGGACGTATGTAATATCAATTCAAGCAGTTTCCAAAACCACTCCTCAAGTAGATGTTTTGATGCGAGAAGTATTTACGGGTGGGACTTTCTTTCAGAGCACCATCGCTGTCTGGGGGTCTCCAAGCAATACTACCTTTATATTCAGGTCGTCTTGGACGGGAACGGGGTGGCTGGTCTTTCAAGCCGTGGGAGCGGGGACGTTTACTCTCGACAACATCAGCGTCCGCGAACTCCCCGGCTTTCACGCAACCCAAGCCACCGCAGCAAGCCGCCCGACATACGGTGTGGTGCCACTGGGGGGGCGGCGGAATTTGTTTGAACGGGCTGAAGAACTCTCTAACGCATATTGGACCATTAAAGGCTCAATGGCGACACCTACGCAATCCAGCGGCGGGTGGCTAATGAACGACACAAATACGGGATCGTTCCAAGGGTTAGACAGAACAATTACAAACAACCCAGCAAATAACGCATTTGCATCTATTGATGTCCTGAAAACCACGGGCGCTCCTACAAACTACCCCCTTCTTCAGGTGGTCGGAATAGGCGGGACGATTGGACCGGCTAGGGGCTTGATTGTAAATACAACCACGGGCGCAGTTGTGCAGGCGTACTCTGATCTGGCTCTGTCCCCGACAGTGCAAGACTTGGGGACATTTTGGCGTGTCTCCTTCGGCACTTCACAAACGGCCACCAGTATTCGTTTAGACATATTCCCCGCTGGAAGCAGCGACGGGTCTACAATTTCTGCAAGTGCAACTGGGTCTGCGGTCTTTAATCGCGCTCAACTCGAAACCGGCTCCACCGCCACCGCCTACCAGAAAGTTACCACGCAGTACGATGTGACCGAAGTCGGGGTGCAGTCGCTGTCGTATCTCAGCTTCGACGGGGTTGACGACGGAATGGTCACCGGCACGATCACGCCGGGGGTGGATAAGGCGCAGGTGTTCGCGGGGGTGCGGAAGTCGAGCGATGCGGCAGAGGCAATTCTCATTGAAAGCAGCACGGCGCTGTTTAGCGGGACATTTAGGGTTTATGCCCCGCGTGGTGGCGCGCAAAACTTCTCTTGGCGCACAGGTGGCACCTCTTATGCAGAAGCCGCATCTGGCACTGTCACTTCGGTAAGTGTTCTTTCTGGAACCAGCGACATTGCATCCGACAGCGCAATCCTGCGTGTCAACGGCACCCAGGCCGCGTCCAGCGCATCCGACCAAGGCACGGGAAACTTCCTCGCATACCCGCTCTACATCGGTCGCCGGGGCGGCAGCGCCTTGCCCTTCAAGGGGAATGTTTACTCTCTCATCACCCGCTTCGGCGCGAACCTCGACGCCGGGGTCATCACCAACACCGAGACTTGGGTCGCGGGTAAGACAGGGATTTCGCTATGAGCCGCATAACAGCCGCCGCACCCGAAGCCCTCGTCAGCGATGCGAACAACTACGCCATGTGCCTCGGGCAATCCGAAGCTGACGGGCAGACCTACCGTGGCCTCAACTGGGTGGACCCGGACGGCAACCTCTACGCCGCAGCCAGCTTTGAGGCCCGTGACGAGTGGATAACCTTCGCTCAGGCCCCGCTTGTGCGCCCTGCATGGGACGCTGACGAGATCATCGACATGGTAGCTGCGGAACGCGCGCAGGCGGCTCTGGTGTACGCTGTGGAGCCTGTGCTGGCTGCTCCGGGTGCGCTGACGGCTATCGGCGGAATGGACGGTGTGGAGGCGCTGGCGGCTATGGGGCTGACGGCGGTGCCGGCGGATATTTAAAGGAAGTTCGCAGGGGCTGGTTGATTCCAAAGAATGTGGCGCATTCGGTTAGCACTCGACCAAAACGAAACCTGAGTTCCGGCGCCCCTGCGTTGGCATAATTACATACCCGTGTCTGGGTATGCAACATGGTTTTCTTCGTAATACGCGTCCGCGATAATGGCGCCGATCATCTCGGTGATCGTGCTGCCAGGCGGGACTTGCGCCTCCAGCCAATGACGCACTTCCGGCGGCAGGGATCGCAGCAGGCAACCCATATTGCCGCCGATCGGGCTTTCAATCAGGCCGGCCGCCCTGGCTTTGCTGATGTAGCCATTGACCGTTCTTTGTCCAACGCCCATGCGTTCGGCGATTACCTCAGTGTCCAGCTTGGCATTATGCAGGCGCGCTGCGTGCTGAATAACCGTCTCACTCTTCTTCGTCATGTTCATGCTCCATCGGGCTTCGTTTATTGTTTGGGACAGGATCCACGGCCTTGCGTTCGAGGAACCTGACGTGGGCCTCCAGGGAGGCGATCCTGTCGATGGCGTCGGTGGCCACGTCGGCCAGGTGGGTCCAGTTCATCATCGGCCCGCGGGCGATATTTGCCAGGTTGGCAAGGTGAGACTTGATGTCAGTCATGCGTCACCTTCTTCCGTGGCGGGCGTTAACATGTTCCCGGCGTCATGTCCGCTTTTCGGCGTTTCGTTAACGTGAGCGGGCTTGTCGATCATGGCGAGGATGGCTGCTTCCGCCAGTGCTAGGCCACGCATTTCGTCCGGTGTATCTGCCGCGCCTGACCGCCACTTTGCATTGACCGCCTCCATCGCCTCACGCAGCGCCGCCTCTCGGGCGTCGGGCTGAGACAAGCCAGCGACCATGTTGTCGATCTGCGTCAGCAAGCCAACCAGATCACCGAGAAACCGGAAGTCTGGGTTCGGCGGGTAGTTCTCCCGCAGCGCCTCAGCGAGGTGCAAAGCATACTGATATGCCTCTTCGTACTCCTTGATGCGGGCATCGGGCTGCACGGCGGGAAGGGCGCGGATGGCGTCGCCCCACGTCATTCTGCTGCCTCTGTTTCGAAAGCAGCGTAGACGCGGCGGTCAAATTCAGCCCCCGCCACAGCCCTCGCCGCCTCCCCCGCCGCCGCCCACGCCGCCGCCCGTGCCGCCGCCCGTGCCGCCTCCCTCGCCGCAGCCCACGCCGCATCCCGTGCCGCAGCCCACGCCGCATCCCGCGCCGCATCCCACGCCGCATCCCACGCCGCAGTCCTTTTGCTTTCATCAAGGGTTGTCAGATATTCGCGGACAATTCCCGGCATGTCCCAAAGGTGCGCTACGCCAAGGGCTTGATCGGCAGCAAAGCGCCGCAGCAGGTGTGTCGCGTCAATGCTGGCAAAAATGGTGCGTTCGGACGAAACGCCCTTTTCCGATTGTTCCGCGACGACCCCGCCATAGCTGACCTTATGCAGCATCGGGCCGGGGGCATATTTCAAAGCCTGAGACGGTCGGCGCGACCAGTGATACCCCGCCTTGCAAATCTCAATCTTGCCGGGGAAAATCAGCGTCTGGCCGATTGCCGGGATGGGGGAACCGTCCCGAAGGGTGGACCCTGTGAAGTGCCATGCGATATTCATTTCGCCACCCGATCGGCAATGTCACGCAGATGCCGCTCGGCGGGAAGGGCGCGGCGGTTCCATGCGGCAATGGCTTCGGCTTCCGATGGGTTCCAAGTGTACGGCTCCATCGCGCAATTACCGCTATAACATCCAACAGAGATCGCCGTGCCATCCGGAAATTCAATAATCATAGAAGCTTCACCCCCGCAGAACGGGCATGGCAGAAGGTCACTCATTGCTGCCTCCCTTCAGACAAAAATGGGCGAGGACTTCCACCGCTTCTGCGCTGTCGCAGTTACAGTCTGGGTCGTGCAGCCCACGCTCTTTGAAGGCCGGATGACAGCGGCAACGCACCAAGTCGCGCATTTCATCGATGGCTTGCTCGATGCTAAGATACCATTTGCGGTCACTCATGTCGTCTCTCCCTTCAGCGCAGCGCTGGCGTCTGCAACCCACCATCCCTGCATGGGTTCACCGTATTCCATGTGATTATCCCACGCCTCTCTTGCGTCCGTCAAAGCTTCCCACAGCCTGTCCCGCTCTGCGGTCATGTCGTAAAGCGCGCCCGACAGCCGCATGTTGGACGCCTTCAGCCTGTCCCGCTCGGCTGACACCTGTACGATGATACCTCGCAGACGCTCCACCAGTTCATCACTCATGGCGTCTCCCCCTTCAGCGCGGCGCGTGCGTCAATCGCGGCTTCGTATGCCAAACACGCCGCCCACGGCTCTCTTGAAAGGCAGTTGGCAAAGTCGCTCAGTTCCATGCCCGCTGCGTCCAATGCCACTGCGGCATCAGCCAGTTTCGCCCGCAGCCGGTCACGCTCTGCGGTCAGGGCTTCAAGCTGCGCGAAGTCGTGCTTCGCACTCATGGCAGGAAGGTGTAGAACTGCGCTATAAATAGAGTTCCAGTCTTCTTCCCAATCATATACGGCTTTAAGCACAGCCTCACGACTTACTGCGTCACTCATGGCGTCTCTCCCTTCATCACGGCGATCAGGTGGTCGGTGATCCAGTCGGCATCTTCTTCCCCATACGGGAACCGATAATCCGGCCCATCAAGGCCGTAGCCGTCGAGGACATATTCAATGCCGCACCGCAGCCGGTCACGCTCTGCCTCTGCGGCCTTGGCTCGGTCTTCAAGCCTAGCCCCATCAATATTCAGGATGCGATGACCAGCTAACAGGCTGTCGCGCTCGGCGGTCAGGGCTTCGATGGCATCAGCAATCGGTTGGCACAAGTCCGCCAGATCGCCGCCAGTCATACGCAGTTGCTCGCCGTGCCGCTTCACCAGTTCATCAGTCATTGGCTGTCTCCCTTCAGCGCTTCGCGTGCAGCGTACTTGATGGCTCCAACTGACGGCATGGTGTTGTCGCTCAAGGTACATTCAGCGAGGATGTACTCCAGCGCATCCCGCAACCTGTCACGCTCTGCCTTTATCATAATGGCGTCATACAGGTCGCCTTGCAGAGCGGACATATAAGCCCACGCCTCGTCACGCTCTGCGGTGATTTGCTCAATTCGGGCGGCGGCGGCGAAAAAAACACCTTCCTGCAAAGAGGTTCCTCGCCACCTGAGGACTGCGGTCAGTTCTTCATCAGTCATGGCGTCTCTCCCTTCAGCGCAGCGCGGGCATCTGACACCCAATGATCACCCATCGGGCCGCCGTCTTTATCTTGGATATCCCAAGCGTCCAACGCAGCCCATACAAGCGCCCGCAGCCGGTCACGCTCTGCGGTCAGGGATTTGATGCAGGAAACAAGCGCAAGCGCATCTACGGAACGGATGTGGAAAACGCGCGGGGTTGAATCAGACTCAAGCGCCATTTTCACTTTTGTCACCAGATCATCACTCATTGCCGCGCCCCTTCCAAACAGCAATCATCCGCAGCACGCCGCGCAGGTCAGCCTCCGGCAAGTCCGCAATCTCCCGCACGATTTCCCACCGCAGCGCGTCGTTCTGGGCGCGCATGTGCTTCAGCAGCGGGCCGGGGTTTTCTGGTTCCATGTCAGTCATCGTCATGCTCCCGGTCACGTTTGCCATAATCTCTGTCGAGGTCTGGGCCGGTGTAATGGTCGTCGTGATCGCCTTCGTCATCGCCTCGATCTTCGTCATCGTCTCGTCCATCGTCGTCATGATGCTCTTCCCGGTCATCGTCATCGTCTCCATGGTCGGGCTTGGGATCGGGCTTGGGCGGCTCTGGTTTCGGGTCAGGTTTCGGCGGCTCTGGCTTGGGGTCCGGCTTGGGGTCTGGCTGCGGCTCAGGAGCGGGCGCTGGGCCGGGTTCTGGACGCGGCGGCACATCGTCCCGCGCCAATAGCGCAAGCCCGCCACCGCCGCCCTGAGAGCATTCTGGCGGCAGCGGCAAGACAACGCAGCGCTCGACGTGCGTTCCGCAGGCTGCCAGGGGCAGGATCAGGAGAAGGTATTTCATTTTGGTTCCCATCGGTTGCTGTCGGCAAAATGCTCGTGCCGGTTGCCTTCCTGCGCATCCAGCGTCGGCCTGCCTTTTTTGCGGCCCCTTGAGCCATGCGAGATGTAAGGCATTCCACCAATTCTCTTGTGGTCCTTCTCGCAGGTCGGACAGGTCGCTGTCTGGTACGGCGTCCAGCAATAATCGCAGGTAGGCATTACAGCACAAGCCTCCCTACTAACGTCGCCACCCCGAAACAGGTCAGCACGACGGCAATCATGGTAATGACGATGACACCAGCCCCAGGCGACGGCACCAGCCACAACTCGTCCTCAACGATACGACACAGCGCCCTGTCATCTGGATCCGGGCTGTACGCCAGAACCTCAAACGCGGCGTCTATGGCGTCCAGGTCGTGCAGCCGGTGGTGGCGCAGGATGACCCTGGCTTGCGCGTAGCCGATGTGAACGGGTGGCATTTGTTTGATTTGCGCGGTCATGGTGTTGTATCCTTTCCGGTGAGGGCGGCGCGGGCCATGTCGCGCGGAAGTTGAAGCAGGGCCAAAATGCGATACCCCTTCAAGCCTCGCTCTGACATGCCCGCTGTTCTAGCTTCAATTTCCTCCTGACACGTCACCGCGATTTGCTCCAGCGCTTCACGCAGCCGCGCGTTTTCTGCCTCCAAGGCCTCGATGCGGCTGGAAGTTTCTTCAACGACTTCCCATGTATCCCAATTTGGGTCAAAATCCCGTAGCCGCTTTGCCAGATCATCATCATTCATTCTTCCTTCTCCACGCGACGAATGTTCGCAACCAAACCAAGCCGACCGTTCGCATTGCCAAATGCTGTCATGGCCTTTTCCCCAACCCCGAATAATGTTGTCCCCGTACCTGGAGATTTACCGATCGTGCCGTCTGGTCTTTCAAACTTGATCTTGTGGTTTACGATCAGCATTGCGTCAGTGCGCCGGGCCGCGTCCTGCCACCACGGGGCCGAAGTCCGGTCTGGCGTTAACGCAATGCCGTTGCCGTGCCTGAAAAACTTGTCAAGCCACGGCACCAAGCCCATGCGCTTACCAAATGGCGGGTTCATCCAAACAAAGCCGGTCCAGCTTTCAGACAGGCTTTTCTGGTGTATCCAGACATTGCATGGAACATGAAGCGGCCCTTCGAACGGTGCGGAAACATCCAAATCGAATTGCACGCCAAGCGCGTCAAACACATATTTCGGCGTGTACCATTCGTCACTCTTCCCGATGGCTTCATACGCACTCATTCTTGCTTCTCCACACAGCGGTAAAACCACAGCTTCAGCGTGCTGTTGTATGTCTTGATCAGGCGCCCCTCGTCCCGCAGGCTGCCCAGCGCCCGATCGGCCGTCTTCTCGCCGATCTTCAGGGCCCGGCAAATCCCGCCGCGTGTGTCGGGGGCATTGTCCAAGTGCTTTGCTACGGCGAAGATCACTTCCGGCGACGTGGGCCGGGCCGGGTCCGTATCCCGAAGCTTTTCCTTACGCAGGTATTGCGGGATGCCGGCCATCCACAGAATCCGCAGGCGGTCTTGGTCCCATTCGGCGAACTTGTTGGGTAGGTGGTGTGTCACAGCCCCGCCCCCATGCCAATCATCAGCATCAGGTACAGTCCGCCGAACAGGCAGGCCACGCCGATCATGTCCCGGATCATTGTGCGGCCTCAAGGCGCTTGGCGATGACGGCAAGGCAGTCTGTGGTCACGTCGCGGCTGGTGCCGCTGGCAAGGTCCACAAAAATGGCGCGAGCGTCGCGGCCCGTCAGGCGTTCTGCCTCGCCGAGTGCATCCGCCGCGTCGTCCAGATTGTAGCACGGATCGCTGGCGCTCATGCCGGCGCGGCCGTGGTCGCCGGTGATGATGTAGAATTCTGTCTGCTGGGTCATTGGTCGGGTTCCTTTTTCTTCCTACGATCCCAGAATTACCCCCGAATCTTCTTATCTTCAAGCTTTTTATTCACATGGATCAATATTCTTTCGGATGCGTCCCGCGCACCAAGGCCGACCACCACCGTGTGGCCGACCCCTTCCAGATACCCGATCATGTTTGTTTGCTCGCGCGACACCCTCCCGCCCTTGGCCTTCTTCATTTCAATCCACAGCAGCCACTCGGGGATAAACAGATCGGGGATGCCTGGCGTCACCCCCTCCGCCTTCAGCCGCTTGGCCGTGCTGATTGCCCTGTGCTCGCCGTTCGGAATGGCAAAAATCAAAACGCCGGGGAACTTGGCGCGGAACCAATTTACCAAGCCCACCTGCTCGTCATGCTCAGAAGTCATCTGCAAACATTTCCTTCAGGTCCCTGTCCAGTTCCGTCTCTGCTGGTGGTTTTTTCTGCTCGTAATCCAGCTGCACAATCTGGAAATACTTCCCGTCTGGCTTCACCCGGATCTTGCTGGGCTTCACCCAGGACGCGCATTCCGCCAGTGCTGCGTCCGTACCGTCTGCGGTCGCCCGCAGGGCCGATTTCCGGGCCGTGTAGCGGCTTGCTGCGTATCCGCCATGGTCAGGGCATAACCACTCGCTGATCCGCGTCATGCCGCAATAGTAGGTCACACGTATGCTGTCAGGCTTTCCCTCTTTCTGCCACCGTCCGTAGGACACATCGTCCACGTCCAGCCATTCCATTTTGACCTGGTTGGATAGCACCGCGCCTTCGTATGATTTCGGCGCGTGGTTCAATTCCGGCGCCGGGAACTCAAACGCACACTCCGGGCACACCCGCACGGCCGCGTGGCAAAAGGTATTGCAGCTGGGGCACGCCTTGACCGGCGCCTTGCCATCGCCCGTGCCGCCGTTCTTCTTCGGGTTTGGCGTGTCGATAAATCCGTGCCGCGCCACGTTCCCGCCGTAGTCAAGCAAGAGGCAATCCTCCTTGCCGGGCGCCAAGCGCGTCCCGCGGCCCACCATCTGAATGTAAAGGCCCGTCGATTCGGTGGCGCGCACCAAGGCAACCAGATCCACCGAGGGCGCATCAAATCCCGTGGTCAGCACGTTGCAGTTGACCAGCGCCCGTAGCTTGCCGCTTTTGAAGTCCGCAATCTTGCGCCCGCGCTCCGCCATGTCGTCGGACCCGGTCACAACCTCGGCACCGATATCCAGGTCGCGCAGCCCGTCCGCCAGCATGTTGGCGTGCCCAATGCCGCTGGCAAAGATCAGCCAGGACTTCCGATCCACTCCCAGCCTGCAAATCTCTTCGACCGTGGCCCGCACAAGTTCCGGGTCCGATGCGGCCGCCGCAAGTTCGCTCTCAATGAACTCACCGCCACGCCGGCCGACATTGGTCAGGTCGATCTGCTTCAGCCCGCCCTTGCTGTAAACCGTGGAAAGCCACCCTTCCTCCATCAGCCTGCTCACGGGGATATCGTAGGCAATGCCGTCGAACACCGCCCCTTTGCCCTTGTGCAGGAACCCACTGTCGAGCCGGTATGGCGTGGCCGTCAACCCAACCACCTTGACCTGCGGATTGCAGATGGTCAGGTCGCGGATGAATTGCCCGTAGCGCGTCTCGGTGTTCTTCGGCAGCATGTGCGCTTCATCGATCAGCACCAGGTCCGGGGCCGGAATCATGTCAAACGCCCGCTCCCAAACGCTCTGGATCCCGGCAAAGGTGATGGGCCTGTCCAGCCGCTTCTGGCGCAGGCTGGCGCTGTAGAAGCCAAAATCCGCCTCTGGATACATCGCCAGCAGACCCTTGGCACCCTGCTCAAGCAGTTCCTTGACGTGGCTGACAATCAAAACCTTGGTGTTCGGGAAGGACATGGCATCCCGAACGATCTGCGCGATGATTGCCGTCTTGCCTGAGCCAGTTGGGGCAATTATTAATGGGTGGTTTCCCGCGCCCTTGGCCCAATAACTGTATAGGCCCTCAACCGCTTCCTTTTGATAATCCCTCAGTTCAAACGTCATTTCATTCTTCCCTCAAACATGGCTTGGCTGTTGTTTTTATTGCGCTCGGTTTGTCCGGTGAGTTGATCCAGATAGTCAACCCAATCCGTTCCCGCGTCTTTAACTTCCAAGTCTTTCGGCATCATCTGCGGAATGAAAAGGTGATTAGCGCAGGGCTTTTCCACCTTATTACCCAGCGAACAGGACCACGATCCATTGTTTTCCGGCGTGACATGCGCGCAGGTTCGGCAGTGCACTTCCGGTATCTTGTTGCCCTGGCACACGGAAAAATACGGGCAGAATTTGCACCGCCAATCGCTCGGGTCCTCCGTAATCCTTGGCGGCGGAAGCGGCGCAAACACGATCCGATTTGCCTTTGCTTCCAGCTTGATTCCCTGTGCCGGATCATACCGAATGCGCTCGCCGTAGATGGCATCGGTCTCTTTGCACACGGCAAAGAAATAGCACCGTTCCAGCTTTGACAGGTGCATTCCGATCTGGCATTGGGCCCAGTAAATCGCGTTGGACTTCTCAAGCCCATCCTCGGACAGCTTGCGAAAACTCTTTGTATTCATGGTCTTGAACTCAAGGGTGTGCGGCTTTTTGCTTTCGGGGAAGTTCTCCCCAACACCATCGAGGCTCAAGGCAAAGTGCCCGCCGCACGCCTCAAACCGCACCTGCCGACCCGTGTCCGGATCCCGGTCCCAGACCGTCACCCCCACATCGCGCAGGTTGCGAACCACCCGGTCTTCCTCCCGGTCGCCCGTCTCAAACAGGCGCAGCATGCGCCCCTCAAAGTGCGGCGTCCAAGCCCAGCGAAACTGATACCAAAGCGCCCGGTCGCATTCCCGGCCGATCTGGCTGCCGCCCAGGTGTGGGCGGTGCTCGCCCTTCCTTTTGTTCTGGTAGTGCTCAAAGATGCGCTTGATTGTTTCCGGCGTCGTGTTGTTTGCAATGTCCATCATTCCGCCTCGCCGCGCGGATAATCGATGTTGAAATGAATGGAACCGCCCAATTTACTTACGCCGACACGGTAGCTGGTAATATGCCCCAGCCCAGTGCGCCCAGACGCGCGCTGATATATAAAACTCGTGCGCGCATCAGGCCCGTGCAAATCATAAATGCTGTCAACGATTGCCTTTAGTTCACTGATCGTCATTTTGCTCTCCATCCATCCAGTGACGCGCCCCCGTAGGGACGCGCTTCTTGAGGGACGTTTCAGCGCCGCCAGGGCGGGGATGTGCTGGCCTGTGCTGCGGGGGTGGAGGCTTTACCATCGCACTCCGCGTATTCCTTGATTTCGTTGCTGGGCCCATATTGAGCGTCGCCCGGCTTGACAGACACCTTCATCATGAAAGGCTTGTCCAGCAGTTCCTCGCTCCGGCGCGGCGCGTTGACCCCGACAGCCCGGCAGATGCCCGACAGCGTGCGGTTGGCAATCTCCACCGCGGTCGCGTTGGGGTTCTTGAGGTTCAGGCGCTCGAACATTTTGCGCCCCTGATACTGACCCTCGATGACCTCAGCGTTTAGCTGCAGGTAGCTGCCAGTCTGCGCCTTGGTCGGCTTTTCCTCGGATGCCGTGAAGACAGCCTTGTACCATCCAGCCGGAAGCGGTTCAAAGCTGGCAATCGGGTCTACCTTTGAGGCGTCGAAACCATTCAGATCCATAGTCGTTCTCCTTACTTCGCTGCAAATTTCTCGAAAGGGTTCCCGCCGTCAAAAGTGAATGGCAGGGCCTGGGTGATGTCGAACCGGTTTTTCGTGACGCTGGAAGCCTGCGGGTAGCAGATGATTTCCCGCTCGCCCGTGCTGATGGCGCGCTTCTTATCGCCATCGCCGCGCACAAAGCTTTTCAGCCTGATCATACATACCGCGTCGACGTTGTCGGTGTAGTGCGGCAGTGATTTCTTGTGCAGCCGCACCGTGTAGCGCCCGAAGGCGTCCATGTCCGGAAGGTCCAGCGTTTCGGTGTCCGCATGCCCAATGAAGACCACGTTCATGCCGCGCTCGTAAGCTAGCGCCCCGGCCCATTCCCGGATGGTCCTGTGCTTTTCAGCGGCCGTGCTGTAGCCGGCGCCGTAGCCGCCCCCAGCCTGGTTGATTGATTTCGCCTTCGGGTCCGCCTCGACGATTTCGTGCTCAATCAGCGTGGCAAGCTGTGTGATGCTGTCCAGAACCATGGTTTTGAAGTCATGCTCCTGCGTGGCCAAAGACTCGATCGCGTCCAGCACGTCCTTGCTGGATTTCGCCAGCGGAAAAAGGCTGACCCCATCGTTCCCGGCCAAGCTGGCCGTGCCGTCTTCGGTTCGAATAAAGACCGGCTTCGGGAACATCGCCGCCAGCGTGGTTTTGCCCATGCCGCCTTCCCCGAAGAGCGTCATAATGATGGGCCTGTCGGCGCGCGGTTTCGACAGCGTTTTGAGATCAATAGCCAAGGGGGCACTCCTTTTCCGCAACCGTGATGGCGTGCTCAAGAAGTGCGATAACCGCGCGCGCCTCATCTGCGCTCAATATAACCCAGCGCTTCACATCCTCGGCAAATGGGTCCCATTCGGACGCAAACACACTAATTGCCCCGGATTCATAACCACATCCCACCTCAAACTCTTGCCCGTCTTCGGTGTCAAGTTTCAGAATCATTTCGCCACCTCCACTTTCACGCCAATCTTGCCCTTCGTGGTGGTGAAGGCGATTGCGATGTTGCGCCAGATTTCCGGCTCGTTGTTCATCAGCCACTTGCAGCCAGCGGCATCAGCTTCGATCTTCATTTTGATCGGGTGCAGCGCGGCAGGACACTTGTCCAAAACCATCTGCCACCTCTTGTCATCAACCTTCCGCGTGACCGGCTGGGTCAGCGTCACCTTGTGGTCGTCCAGGGTGTATGTGATTGAACCCTCGTCCTTGACCTCAAGGGCTTGGGTGATTTGGTCCTCGATGGTGTATCTGAGGTCCTTCGCGGCATCTTCTGCCGCCTTGGCTTCAAGCCAATCGCGCGCAAGCGCGTCGATGTTCGTTAGCATCATCTCATTCCTTCTTCTTCCAACGCCTTGACCATTCGCACAAGAAAGTGCAGATTGCAAGCGCGAACTTTAACTGGGAGAATAAAAATGTTGAGCATCGCAGAGATTCGGGACCGTCTGGCCGACCGCCGGCTCACCATTGTTGCGGAGAAATCGGGCCTGTCCTACCCCACCGTCAAGCGCGTTGCGGATGGCGAGGAAGGCATTACCCTCGCCACCCTGCGCAAGCTGTCGGCCTACTTTACGACTCCGGTTGTATCATCCGATGGATGATTGACGGGCGGCCCTTGCCGCTTTCTGTTTTGGAAACCATCCGCTCGATCGGGTAATCTGTGCAGACCATCTGCAGCAGGCCGTCCCGTTCGTGCTTTTTCTGGTTGCCCAGCTTTGGCACGCTCAGAATCAATTCCCGCATCGTCAGCCCGACCGATCCGGATGCCATGATTGCGTCCGCCACCTTCTTGCGAAGGCCGTCCGTCTCGCCTTCGGCCAGGTGCAGGTGCATCGCGTCCACCGTCTGCTTGGCGTAGAAATCAACGTAATCAATCGCCCACTGCGCAGCGGCCTCGGTGATTTCCTTGTCGCCCAGGCTGTGAGCCACGATCAAACTCAGCCGCATGGCAATCTCTCGCGTGCGGTTGAGCATGTCGGCAGCAACGGGTGTGGTCGAGTCCTGCCAGTCATTCAGCCTTTTCTCGTAGGCCCTGAACAGGTCTTGGGCGGGCTTGCTGAACGGAACCAAGATCGGCTCCGGCGGAAACTCAGGGCCGTGCCCTTGCAGATCGCCCGCTTCCTCTGCGCAAGCAGATGCCGCAGCCCTGACCCAATCCACAACGCTCTTGGGCGGCTCAACCATCGCCGGAACGCGGGACATTTCCCGCTTCCGTTTGCTCTCAACAATCAGAAACCTGTTCAGGAACCCGCTGGCCACGTCCTTAGACCCAATCGCCTCGTAAAACGTCTCGGGCGTGGTCATGCCCAAAACCGTAACCGACGGCGATTTGATTTCGATGTTCAGAGACTTCTTTTGCCCCTCGGTCATCTGCATCGTGGCATAACCCACGTTGCGCAGCGTCTTGTTCTGCCGTCCAAAGGCCTGCATCAGCATCGTCAGCGCGTCTTTCTTGTGCTGATTGCCGTTCGCCCCCGCGGAGGCCAGCATGGCGCCAAACTCGTCAATCACCGCAATGTGCGTGGGCTTGTCCCGCAGCGATGACAAAACGCCGGCCGACGAGGTGTAGCCGTTCGGGCCCACCAAATTATGCGCCCCAGCCGCTTCAAGGAAATCCTCAATCACCGTGTTGGCGTGCTCCTTGCCGGATCCGGTCTTGCCAATGTTGAGAAAATACAGCCCGGTCATATTTCGGTGGCAGGTCGTAAAGCGCCGACCCATCGCAACCGATCCAAGCGCCAGTGCCGTCTGCACGTCGAATTGCGGCTGGCGCTTGATGCAGGTCTTTGCCGAGAAGGTCACGGCGTCCCCCAGAACGCCTGGCACGCTCAGCAGGTGCTTGGGGATGGCGTCGTCCTCACCATCCTCCGGCTTTTTGCGGATGGCCTCCCAGACGGCCGCTCCGTGCCGTATGGCCTCGCGGTCTTCCTCGGTCGGGCCCGAGGGCAGCGAACTCAGCTGCAGCATGTCCGCCGCCGCCTTTACCGCTGCCGAGGCATTGCCCATGTGCTGGTATTGGCAGAACACCTCAAAGGCATCCAAGCTGTGCGCCGGGTCAAACGGATCGCTCGCGTGGTGGCTGTAAGCGCGCCCGTCGTCAAACAGAATGACGCCAGGAATGCGGCTCGTGCTGTTCGGGCTAAGCCAGCGTGCCCCGTAACGGCGGTAACCAGCCTCCTCCAGGGCCGAGGTGATGGAAACGGCATCGTTGTATGCCCCGATGACGCTTGCCCCCTCAGTGCCGATTTTTCGGCTCTTGGCGGCGGGTGGGCGAAACTCAGGTGTTCTGATCCACGGGCAGACGCTCATCATCTGCGGGCGAAACCGGTCCCACTCGCGCCACATCATCAAAAGCTGATCAGGAATCTCAGGCGGGCTGTGCCAATCAGCACCGGCCCAGGTGTATGGATTGCCCGTGTCCGGGTGAATCGAGGGCGGTAGCACGTCCTGCACCGAGCCCGCGCGCAGTTCAAACACCACCTCGGTCTTGCGCGGATCGCCGTCCACCGGCCAGCTGATCTTGCGCGTGGTCAGCATTTCCCCGGCAGGCGCACGAAACAAAACCTTGCCCCGATCCGGGCGCCCAACAATCCGCGGGGCCGACGCAAGGATTGCGTCAAGGTCGATGTTCATGGCCTCCATGATCATCCGCGTGTTGGCCATGTGGTCAATGTCCAGCGCAACCGTGCCGCTCAGGCTGTGCAGCACCCCGATGTTGTGGGTCGGGTGATCCGCCCAGTGCGATGGGCTGGTGGGCTGGGTCGACCAGCCGAATGTCGTGGGGGCCTTGCTGCCCGCCGGAATGGCAACAAGCGCCCATCCAGCATCCGCATAGGCCAAAGCCATGGCGTGCGTGTCACTCATGGCCTTCAACCTCCGCCAGCACATCCCGGAACGCACTCTCAAGGAACTTCCAGTCGCCAAGCGTACTCGTGGGCCCACCGTCAACGGTCAGGCTTGCGCGCCACTTCTGCTTGGCCGGAAGCCACTCAAGGGTAACCACGCACTTCTTGTCGTGATGGGGCGGAGCGTGTAAAAGCTTCTTCATCGAAGCGATCCTCTTCCAGGTTGGGTTTCGATCACGGGCCAGGCTGTTTGCGCAGCGCTGGCCCAAATTCATCCATAGGTCAAAGTTCGTGGCTGGGCAAGCGACAAAGGGTTTGAACTTAGTCGGGCCCGAAAATCTCGGACCCCGGATTTTGCAGGTTTAGTAAAATTTAATGGCTGACGATCAAACAAGGTCGACCGCAGAACCCCAGTGAAACAAGGGGTCTGAGGCCTCTATATATATAAAAGGATTTTTTTCTTTCTTTATATTATAGGGTAGTCAGCTACTTCCTACTCTCAGGGTGTGTAGAGGATTCCCGATTTTTATGATTAATGACCGCCCTTGACGCGCCCCACCAAGCGCAGGCATGTTGGGGCATGCGACCTCCCTCGCGGCACCTCAGCCCAGGCCTAAGCGCCTGGGCGCCTTTTTCCCCCGGATGAGAACCACACCCATGAACAGGTCCGAGATCCTCGATACTGCGAAGGCATACATCACCGTCGATAGGGCGGCCGTACACGGCAACGCCGAGAATACCTTTGGCGAGATAGCGCAGGCGTGGAACTGGTGGCTGGGCGGCCGCCTCAGCGCGCCTGTGACGGCATACGATGTTGGGATGATGATGGCCCTGTTCAAACTGGCCAGAGCGAAGGGCAATCCAAGCCACATGGACTCGATTGTGGATGGAGCAGGATACCTCGCCCTGGCCGGCGAAATGGCACCCTCGACTGGCTGACCGTTTTCCTGTAAGGTGCAAACTCAATCCACCGGCCAGCTTGGTCGAGATGAGAGGCTGACGATGCCAGCGGGCAGACCGAGCAAGTACAATCCGGCCATGTGCGAAACCGCGATTGAAAGCGGCAAGATGGGCAAGACCCTTGTCGGGATGGCTGATGACCTGGACATCGATAGGGGAACCTTGAACGAGTGGATGAAAATCCACCCGGAATTTTCCCTCGCCGTAAAGGAAGGTTTGCGGAAATCGCAAGCCTGGTGGGAAGAACAAGGCCGCGTGGCCACGTTCGGCGGCATCGATGGCTTCAACGCCACGTCTTACATTTTCCAGATGAAGAACCGTTTCCGCGCCGAGTGGAACGACACGATCAAGAGCGATCACACGTCATCCGACGGCAGCATGACGCCGCAAGTAGTCGAGCGGATCATCGTGCAGGCCAAAGACGCGGATGGCTAAGAACAGCCTCAGGATACCGACGGCGGCGTGCTTTGCGCCGCTGCTGGAGCCAGCACGGTACAAGGGCGCGTGGGGCGGCCGTGGAAGCGGAAAGTCGCGCTTCTTCGCTGGCCTGATGGTCGAGGAACACTTGCGCTTCCACGGGCACCGTAGCGTCTGTATCCGCGAAGTGCAGAAGTCCCTGAAGCAGTCGGCCAAGAAGCTGATCGAGGACACGATCCAGACCTACAACCTCGGCGAGGCACAGGGCTTCAAGGTCTTCCGCGAGGTAATCGAGACGCCGGGCGATGGGCTGATCATCTTCCAGGGCATGCAAGATCACACCGCCGACAGTGTCAAATCCTTGGAAGGCTTCGACCGCGCGTGGGTAGAGGAATCGCAATCGCTGTCGGATCGTTCGCTGTCGCTCCTGCGGCCCACGATCCGCGCCGAGAAGTCTGAACTCTGGTTTAGCTGGAACCCGTCCCGGCCGACCGACCCGATCGATCAGCTTTTGCGCGGGCCTGTCCTTCCGTCTGGCGCGGCTGTCGTGCGGGCCAACTGGTCGGACAATCCGTGGTTCCCCGACGTGCTGGAAGGCGAGCGGCGGGACTGCCTGGCCAACCAGTCGGAACGTTACGGGCACATATGGGAGGGTGAGTACGCGACCGTCCTTGAAGGCGCATACTACGCTAAGCACCTGACCGAGGCCCAGCTTGAGCGGCGCATCGGGTTCGTGGCGCGCGACCCGCTGATGAAGGTCTACGCATTTTGGGATATCGGCGGCACGTCATCAAGATCCGACGCGACATCGATCTGGGTGGCGCAGTTCGTCGGCTCCGAGGTTCGCGTGCTGAACTACTACGAGGCCGTGGGTCAGCCCTTTGAGGCGCATGTCAACTGGCTGCGGTCTGAGGGCTACGAGGAAGCGGTCTGCGTCCTGCCGCACGATGGGCGCAAGCACGATCAAGTCTACGCCGTGACGCCCATGTCGTATCTGCAAGAGGCTGGGTTCGCGGTTGACCTGGTGAGGAACCAGGGCGCGGGTGCTGCGTTGCAGCGAGTTGATGCAACCCGCAGGCTGTTCCCCTCGATCAGGTTCAACGAGGAAACGACCAAGGGCGGGCGCGATGCGCTTGGCTGGTATCACGAAAGGCGCGACGAGGCCCGCGGCATCGGGCTTGGTCCTGAGCATGATTTCGCCTCGCACGCGGCGGACGCATTCGGCATGATTGCGATCTACAAGGCGACCACGATGGAGTCTCAGGGAACTTGGGACAAGCCGCTGCGCAGAAACTTGAAGGGCGTGCTATAATTGTGCTAGGGTAGCCCGAACGAAGGGGCGAGCGCATGGCCAACGGGCTTCTTGAACTTCCGCAAGACCAATTCATGGGCGCGCTTGACGAGTTGGGCATCGTCGGTGCGCAGCGTGATGATTTAATCCGGCAGAAGCGCAACCAGGACAGCATCTTTAGTGGTCTGTTCAACTACTTCGCGCCGCAGCCCGGCATGGAGCGTGCCAATATTTTGCCGATGATGCGCCCGGAAGGCATGAGCGGGCTTGAAGCCATCACTTCGGGGCAAGCACAGCTTGCATTGCCGGGGATGTTCACGGGCGCGCTAACTGGTGCCGCGCAGGCCGCTGACGCGCCTCGGGCAGCGTATGCCGGGCAGATCCCGATGGGTGACATGGCGTCAGAGGCAGGGAATGTGGCTGGCGCGCTGATGCTTGGCGGAGCCGGCGCGGCTGGACGTAACTTGCTTGACTACGATCCGACTATGGTTGCGATGGGTGTGCCGGGGATAAACAGGCTAGACCCGAACGAATGGCAAACGCGCATTGAGTCGTCCTTGCCGGCGTCGTGGCTTGACCCTAAGTTTGACAAACCGCAGTGGCACGGCATTTCGAATGTGTCTTCTGACCTGCCTCCGCAAAGCATGATGCCAGTCCTGCGCAGCACTGGCACGCTAGAGCCAGAAGCCATCAGAACGATTGAAAGCCTTGTTGGACGCACGGGCATTCCGGCGCTTGGCGACAGATCAATTGCGGGAAATGAAGTCCTCGGCATCGGTGACATAGCCTACAAAAACTTTATTCGCTCACTTGGCGGCGCTGACTTTATGCGTGAACGCGGGACGGGCATTTGGGCAAACGCTGGGCCACAGGCTCAAGATTTGGCGCGCACTGCAGAAGAAGTCATCAGGTCTGGCGGAGATCCCGCACTTATATTCACAGCGATGGGGCCTCAATCAGCAGATTTCAGCACAATGATGGCTGAGTCCGTCATGAACCAATATGACCCGAGGCGGATAGACCAGGCCCTTGCGGCAAGGTATGATGACGCGGTCAGAAAAGCTGTCCCTGATTTTACCTCAATCCTAAATCCAAACTTTCTTGCTGGATTGACAGGCACCGACCGCTGGAATTTATGGCAACTAATGGACAGGGCCGAGTTGAGCCAAGGTGGTTTTCCAAACATAAATCTGGCGCGAAGAAGCATAACTGACCCGCGCCTGATGGACGCTGTGCCGTTTGATGCTGGTTTGACGTTTGGACGGCCAACGGGCGGGCTGCTTCAAATTGACAGCGGAGTTGTGCCGCATCCGACGTATCCGGCTCAGCTTGCGGGGGCATACGAAGGTGGTCTTGAACGCAGCATCCCCGGCGCAATCTTGTGGAGAGATTTTTTCAACAGACGCAGAGCGTCAGGGGCATCCCCTGGCGGGGATCAGCGGTCGTTCTTGATGAACGCTAACAAGATCAAGCAGGACATTGATCAGCAAACAGTTGATGAGGCAGGCCAGTTTTTTGAGCGGCTTCGCGGTCTTAACGACCCGTCAAGCCCAATGCGACTTTGGCGAGGGCTGCTAGGTGGCTGACGTTGCTTTCAATGCTGTCACCAATGCGGTCGAAGGACTGATCGTCGGCCTTGTACGCGGACGCAAATTCGAAGAGCATATGCCCGAGCGCCTCAACAAATGCATCTACATCTTCTTCGGTTTCAAATCTCATGGTCGCCGCCCCGTTGGTCATGCCATACAATATCGGAAAGGTTGACGCCATGCCACTGAAAAAAGGTTCGTCAAAGAAGACGATTTCGTCTAACATTCGGTCGGAAATGAAGTCGGGCAAGCCCCAGAAACAAGCCATCGCCATCGCTCTCAGCAAAGCAGGAAAGGCCAAGAAATGAAAAAGCCAGTGAAGTTCACACCCTGCAAGGGCTGCCCGAATCCTGCCAAGTGCAAGGCCATGGGCAAGTGCATGATGAAGGCCAAGAAGTGAAGGGCCTTTATGCAAATTTGAACGCCAAAAAGGAGCGCATCAAGGCGGGCTCCGGCGAGAAAATGCGCAAGCCCGGGGCCAAGGGTGCGCCCACGGCGGCCGCGTTCAAGGCATCAGCAAAGACGGCGAAGAAGAAATGAAAACCCCGGCCTGGACGCGCGCAGAAGGTAAGGCAAAATCCGGCGGCCTGAACGCCAAAGGGCGCGCGTCCGCCAAGGCCGAGGGTATGAACCTGAAGGCTCCGGTGAAGGCTGGAGACAACCCGCGCCGTGCCTCGTTCCTCGCTCGCATGGGCAATATGCCGGGGCCCGAGCGCAAGGATGGCGAACCGACGCGGCTTCTGTTATCCTTGAACGCATGGGGCGCATCCAGCAAGGCCGACGCGAAAGCCAAGGCCAAGGCCATTTCGGCCCGCAATGAGGCGAAGAAGAAATGACCATCACGAATTACGGCACGCTGAAGACGGCCATTGCAGATACACTCGACAGACAGGATCTCACCTCTGTGATCCCGTCTTTCGTCTCGCTGGCCCAGGCGCAGTTCAATCGCAAGATCCGCTCGCACCGCCAGATCACGCGGGGCAGCCTGACGATCGACGCGCAGTTCGAAGCCCTGCCGTCCAATTGGCTGGAAACGATCCGCATCACGATGGACGCCAGCCCGATTCGGGTGCTGACGCAGATCAGCATGGACGACCTGACGCGGTATCGCACGGCCATCGATAACACGACGGACGCGCCGGTTTACTTTGCCCACAACGGGACCGACATCGAGTTGTTCCCGACGCCGAGCACGTCCTACACGGCCGAAATCACCTACTACGCCAAGGTGACGGCGCTGTCGGCGGACGGTGATACCAACTGGCTGCTGACCAATCACCCGGATGTGTACCTGTACGGATCTTTGGTGCATACTGCTCCGTATCTGAAGGATGATGCTCGCATCGCTCTGTGGGCCGGGTTGCTGGCCCAAGCCATGAGCGAGATTGAAGATGAAAGCACCGCGGCCAGGTTTGGGTCGCCGTTGCGGATGAGGATGCGATAGATGGCCGACTCAACGACGACGACGTACTCTCTGGTAAAGCCGGAGGTTGGTGCCTCTTCGGACACCTGGGGAACCAAGATCAACACGAACCTCGACAGTGTGGATGACTTGCTCGACGGCACGACCGCGATCAAGCCGAACTTGTCGGAAGGATTGTGGAAGGTCGGCGGAACCGCTGTCACCTCAACCGCCGCCGAGTTGAACATCCTCGACGGGGTGACATCCACGGCGGCCGAGTTGAACATCCTCGACGGGGTGGTGCGCACCACCAGCCAGATCAATGCAGCAAGCGCCGATATGAACGCTGAGAATCGCATCATCAACGGCGATTTCGGAGTGTGGCAGCGCGGGACGAGTTTCACGACGTTAGTCTATGGCGCAGATCGCTGGATCAACGGGCTGGTCGGCGGCACCGTCACGCAGTCCCGACAAGCTTTCGCCGTGGGGGACGCGCTTGGGTCTACCCAGCCTGTCTTTTTTTTGCGGCAGACGGTCAGTGGCCAAACCCTCGCCTCGCAATACGCCAACACCGTCCAGCGAATCGAAGGCGTGCGCACATACGCGGGCCAGACCGTCACTGTGCTGGGCTGGGCAAAGCGTTCGTCTGGCACGGGCAACATGGCCGTGGAAGCCTCTCAATCATTTGGCACTGGTGGGTCACCATCTGCTGCCGTGACGGGGATTTCCCCAACAACTGTTACCCTTACAGGGTCATGGGTGCCATTTGCTATTGTGATGGCTGTTCCATCTGTTTCTGGAAAGACACTTGGAACCAACAATAATGATTACCTCTCCCTGAACTTCTGGACTTCGGCTGGCTCAGACTGGAACGCCGTCACCAATAGCCTGGGCCTTCAAACCATCGGCGTTGACTTGTGGGGCGTCCATATTCGTGTCGGTACTTGGGCGGCGACAGACGCGGCTCTCTACCGCCCGCGTGATCTTGGAACCGAACTGGCGCTGTGCCAAAGGTACTGCAACACCGGAATACTGATTTATCAAGTCGCCTATTCCACAACGGGGAATGCAATAGCCGCCTCTACCAGCCTCGGCATTCGTATGCGGGCAGTCCCAACAATTTCGGTATCTACTAATTCAAGTTCAAACCTTGGAACTTTCACATACGGGGCAACCCTTGGTCAGATCTATGCGCAGGGTGTCGTGACAGCGACAGGGGCAGCGCAGCTAAATTTCATTTTGACCGCCGACGCAGAACTATGAGGGCTGACATGACTTCTAAACCTGTTTCCGCCCTCTGCTACATCATGAAGTCGTAGCATCATGGCCGACGAACAGCGTCTCGAGCGCATGGAAAACAAGATTGACGAGTTGACCAAAGTGGTCACGTCGATGGCCCGCATCGAGGAGCGGATGATCACGCTGTTCAAGCGCATGGAAACATACGAGTTTCGGCACGATAACCTTGATGGCCGTATATTCGAGGTCGAGAAAACGATCACCAAGACGGGCGTGGTTGACCAAGTGCTGGAGAAGGGCTTTTGGGTCGTCATAGGCGGGGGCATTGCCTACGTCGTCAAGGTCTTCGGGGAATGACATGCGCTCGCTGAACGAGATCATTGTTCACTGCACGGCGACCCGGCCCGACTGGTGGGAAACCCGCACGACCGCGCAGAAGGTTGCCGAGGTTAAGCGGTGGCACGTTCAGGACCGCGGCTGGGCCAACATTGGTTATCACTTCCTGATCGATCGAAACGGCACGGTTGTGGCTGGCAGGCCGCTGCAGGATGTCGGGGCTCACACGCAAGGCCACAACACCGGCACGATCGGCATCAGCCTGTTTGGCGGGCATGGATCTTCGGCCACGGACGCCTTCGCGGAAAACTACACGCCGCAGCAGGACAAGGCCCTGCGTGATCTGATTGCTCATTTGCGCACGAATTACCCCAGCATCACCAAAGTCAGCGGGCACAATAATTATGCAAAAAAAGCTTGTCCCGGGTTCAACGTGCCAACGTGGTATGGCTTCCAATCAACCCGCCCCGCGCGCATGTCGCGCCTGATGGCATTCCTCAAAGGAGAATAACCATGACTGCAGATCAAGTAGGCGGCATTGTCCGCGCGCTGGTGGCCGCTGCGGGCGGGTACTTCGTCGGCCAGGGGCTTGTGGACTCCGAAACCATGCTGACCCTCGGCGGGGCCGTGACGACGCTCGTGGTGGCCGTCTGGTCAATCTATTCGAAGAAGAAAGCGTGATCGAATTGCTGGCCATCACGGTTATCCTGATCGTGGTGGTCGTCCTGTTCGCTGTGGCCACCGGCCGAAAATCCGGTGGCAATGCCAAGGAAACGCTTGAGGCCGTGCGCAAGGCCGAGGAGGTCAAAGATGAAGTCGAGGCCCTTCCTTCTGATACTTTGCGTGCTCGGGCTCGGACCTGGGTGCGCAAGCCCAAGGGGTGACTTCTGCGACATTGCCGACCCAATATACTTTGGGCGCGATGATGTGGTAGACTGGCTTTCAGTAAATGATGAACCGCTCCTGCGCAGCATCGTCACCCACAACAGTCTGGTCGAAACATGCCCCTAGTACCGTTGCAACTCCCGCCCGGCGTCTACCGCAACGGGACCGACCTGCAGAGCGCGGGTCGCTGGCGTGACGCCTCTCTGGTGCGCTGGACGGACGGCACCATGCAGCCTGTCGGCGGATGGCTGACGCGCGTCACGGTGACGGACCAGCCGCTGCGTGGGGCCCTTGCCTGGCGCGACCTTGACGGCGATCGGTGGTTTGCCGCGGGCAGTCACTTGGGGCTGTTTGTCGGATCCGCCGCCAACACCATCACCAATATCACGCCCGGTTCGTTTGTCGGCGGGACCAAGGACGCGGCGGTCAACCTTGGCTATGGTGGCGGGTTCTACGGCACGGGGGCATACGGCATTGCGCGGCCCGACACGGGTACCTACAGCCCCGTCTCGACGTGGTCGCTGGATACCTGGGGCGAGTATCTCGTCGCCTGCAATCCATACGACGGACGCCTGCTGGAATGGCAACTGAACACGGCGAACGACGCGGTTGCCATCACCAATGCGCCCACGGGCTGCGATGGCCTGATGGTGACGGAGGAGCGGTTCCTGTTCGCCTTCGGGCCGGGTGGCAACTTCCGCCGGGTGCAGTGGTCCGATCGGGAGGACAACACGACGTGGACCCCGCTTGTCACGAACGAGGCGGGCGACATCGAGTTGCAGACGGCTGGGCAAATCATGCTCGGCATTCGCACACGCGGGCAGGCCCTGATCCTGACCGACCAAGACGCGCACACGGCAAGTTACCAGGGCCCCCCGTTCGTCTACGGGTTTGAGCGGGTAGGATCCTCCTGCGGGGCCGTGTCTCGCCTGTGCGCAGCCTCGGTGGACGCGGGCGTCTTCTGGATGGGGCCGGGCGACTTTCACGTTTACTCCGGCGGCGCCGTGAGTGAGGTGCCGTGCGAAGTGGCGGACTACGTTTTCGAGGACATCAACCGCACGCAGATTTCCAAGGTGGCCGCCGTGGCCAACGCCAGATACAATGAGATTTGGTGGTTTTACCCGTCCAGCAGCAGCTTGGAAAACGATCGATATGTGACCTACAACTATAAGGAAGGCCATTGGAGCACGGGCAGCTTGGCCCGCACCAGCGGCGTGGACGTTGGCATCTTCTCTACGCCTATCTGGATGACGCCTGCCGGCTTGGCAGTGAACCACGAAATCGGCAACCAGACAGACGGAGCCGAGGCATTCGCCGAAAGCGGGCCGGTTCAGATCGCGACGGGCGATAACGTCATGAGCGCGCTAATGCTGATCCCGGACGAGAAAACGCAAGGCCAAGTCACGACAACCTTCCGCGCGAGGTTCTACCCGAACGACACCGAGCGGACCTATGGACCTTATTCCATGGCCAACCCGACCGATCTGCGGTTCACCGGCCGCCAGGTTTCTATGCGCGTCATTGGCGCACAGAATACGGACTGGCGGTGGGGCATGCCGCGCATTGACGTGCGACAGGGTGGCCTGCGTTGAGGTTTGGCATCCCACCAGTCGGCGCCGACTACAGCACTTGGGCGAACGACCTGCGCCGCTGGTTGGCTCGGACGTGGGACAACCTGACGTTCAAGGACGCGGCCGCCTCGGCCACGCAGGACGGCACGCTGCTGTGGGATCCGTCAGGCGGCTATCCGGCCGTCTCCAAGGACGGCGTGTGGCGGCAGATCGTGCTGGCCGATGGGTACGCTATTTTCAGCCAGGACGTTGATATAACGGCGGCTGCTGCCGACACGGCTTACAAAGTGGCGCTTGACAACATTGCGTCGCAGGGCATCACGCTGACCGGCTCGCCGCTGACCGACATCACGTTCGTTGAGGGCGGGCTGTACGAATTAGCCTTCGCCGCGCAGATCAGTTCAACGTCAAGTTCGACCACTACATTCAGATTCTGGCCACGCATCAACGGGTCGGACGTGCCGGGCAGCACGATTGTTGCCAGCTTGCACAACAACGACGCCACAACCGTTGTATCCCGCACGTCAATCTTCACCGTAACGGCGGGAACCGTGCTGAATGTCATGTGGGCGGTAAACCGGGTTCAGGGTTATCTTCACGCAACCCCAGCGACAGCCTATGCGCCCGTAGCCCCGTCGATCACGCTCAATATCACGCGGGTGCAGGCGTGACACCAGCGGACCAAGAGCAAATCAAGAATTGGATCGAATCCGCGCTGGAATACAGCGGCGGGACGCACCTCTACCAGGACATCGTCGATGCCGTCACCGAAGGCCGCATGCAACTGTGGCTTGGAGAAAGGGGGTGCGCTGTCACTGAAATTGTGGTATTTCCTCGCAAGAAGGTGCTCCACGTTTTCTTGGCGGCGGGCGAAATGGATCAACTGTTCGACATGATTGACGACGCAACGAAGTGGGCCAAGGGGCAAGGCTGCACGGCAATGACGCTCGCCGGTAGGCCCGGCTGGCAGCGCGCGATGAAGCCATTGGGCTTTGTGCCGACGCTGGTCACGATGGAAAAGGATTTCTGATATGGCTGGTGGTGGTGGCAAGGGTGGCAGCACATCGACCGAGGTAAGCATTCCCGCATGGCTGGAGCAGGCAGCCCAAAGCGGGCTGGCGCGCGGGACGCAGGCGGCAGGCATTGGCTATGCCCCGTATATTGGCCCCGACGTGGCCGCTTTGACGCCGATGCAAGAGGCCGCTATGTTCAACACCGGACAGGCTGCGTCAGCTTTTGGCTTGGGGCCGTCGCCAATACCAAGCGCGGGCATGCCGGAGGTACAGACCTTTGCGGGCGGCGCGCGTGGATACAGCGCCTTCCCGCTTTACAATCAGGCGGTAAATGAACTGCAAATGCGTGATCCGGCTCAATATGCCAAGCTGATGGCGCCTTTTGATGGCAACGGCCAGTTTGGCATCACCAGCATGCCCATGGGTGGAATGGGGCCGCAGTCTTACGGTCAGCCGATGCGCGAGGGCCCGCCCCAAGGGTCTGCGGCATCCCGCAATACTTCGTTCGACACCTACAGCACACCGGCATCTGCGGCTGCGCGGGCGGCTGCGAACAGGCCCGCGCCAAGATCAACCAGCACATCTCAGGCGGTTTCCACCAGTCGCGCCGCCGCAGCAAGCAAGGCTGCGCCAAAATCAACCACTAAACCAGCAGAAAAAAAGACATCAAGCGCGCCATCACGCGGCGGCGTAGGGCGGAGATAAATCATGGCAGGCGCAGCACAGCCACAGCGAGTTCAGCAGCCCATGGTCGGGGGTCAACCCAACGTCTACCAGCAGGCCGCGGGGCAATACAATGCCGCCGTCGCCGGCCCGAACATCGGGCAGTTCATGAACCCCTACACGTCCGAAGTGATCGGGCGCACCGGCATGGATATGGCCCGGCAGGCTCAGATGGCGCAGAACACATTGGGGGCCGAGGCAACGCGGGCCGGCGCCTTTGGCGGATCCCGGCAGGGTGTAGCCCAAGGCACGATGTTGGGCGACTACGGGCGCGCGTTCGGCGACATCGCGGCACAACAGCGCCAGCAGGGCTTCAACACGGCTCTGAGCGCGGCTCAAAACCAACAGGGCATTCAGTCTGGTTTGGCCGGGCAGGGTTTTGGCTTTGGTCAGCAGATCGGAGCAACGCAGGCGCAAGAGGGCCAGCGTATGCAGGCGATGAACCAAGCCTTGATCGACGCCGCCAAGGGTCAATTTGGTGGGTTCACCGGCGCGCCGCAGGATGCCCTTAGCACATACCTGGCTGCATTGGGCGGGTCGCAAACTGGCCAATCAACGCAGACTCAGACGCAGAAACCTGGACTCATGCAGTATCTGTCGCTCGGGCTTGGATTGCTCTGATGGATTTCCGCGATTACGCCATTGAGCAGGCGCAGCGATACGGTATCCCGACGGATATCTTCCTGCGCATGATTGGGGCGGAAAGTTCGTGGAACCAAGGCGCAATGTCGCCGAAAGGGGCAACTGGCCTCGGCCAGCTTATGCCCGGAACGGCCGCCGAACTTGGTGTTGACCCGACCGATCCCTACCAGAACATCGAGGGTTCGGCGCGCTATCTGGCGCAGCAATATGGCGACTTCGGGTCGTGGCCGCTGGCCTTGGCCGCATATAACGCAGGCCCCGGAGCCGTTCGCAAATATGGCGGCATCCCGCCCTTTGCAGAAACGCAGGCGTATGTGCCGAAAATCCTTGGCAATGGGGTATCCCCGCAGCCGAGCGCGAGCACCCCGTTCGGCCCCGGCACGCCAGCCCCAATAGCGCCCACAGCACAGTTCATGCCAATGCAGCCGACCGATCCATTCGAGGGCATGGGCCTGTTGTCGCGCTTTGCGGCCAGCCAGGGTATCGCGCAGGAAGCCGGCGGCGCACCGCTGGCGAACCTTCTTAACATCATCACGCAAAAGAAAGATCCCCGGCTTGCCGACCTGGCAAAGCAGCGCGGCGGGTTTTTGGGTCTATTGGGGGCGTAAATGGCAATTAATATGGAGGAACTCCTGCGAGCCTTCGGACGGCCCAACGTGGTCGAGGTTGGTTCCGTACCGCAGCCTCCGGCAATGCTGCCACAGCCCGCCAGAGCGCCCGTAGCGGCCCAAGCACCCATGCAAGCACCGCAGGCAGCCCAGCGGCCCCGTGGCCTTCTGGGTGGCTTCTTTGGGCCTGAGGGACGCGATGCCAGATCACGCCTTGCCATCGGGCTTGAGGGCTTGGCGATGAACCCCAACCAGGCGCTGATCGGGCAGTTGCAACAGGGTATCGAAAGCCGCGAAACGTCGGCACAAAAGAACGCGACGATTGAGTGGCTGCGGTCGCGTGGGCGCGATGATTTGGCTGCGGCGATCGAGGGCGGCCTGCCTGCGGCTGATGCGTTGCGAATGGCGATGGAGCCTGGCGCTGGTCCGGAACGCGGCGTTGTTGTTGGGGGCAATGTCGTCAACCCGCTTACGGGTGAAATCATCTACCAAGGCGAAGGTAAGGCGCCGTCTCCGCAAACCGCTATTGCCAAGCTGGAGGCTGACCGCCGCGCCGGGCTGATCAATGATGAGCAATATAAAGCCGGCTTGCAGGCCCTCGCCCCCACCGGGACGAGCGTTACGGTTGGGCCTGACGGGCAAGTGCAATTCACGCAAGGTGTTGGCGTCGGTGGAACTGGCGCGCCTACGGTTGGGCAGGTCTACAACCCGAACGAAATCCAAAGCGTCATCGGGATGATCGACCAGATCGCAACGGATCCAAATCTTCCAAACGTTGTGGGGCAAAAAGCTGTAATCTTGGGCGGCGGAAACAAAATTTCTGACATGAACATGACCCAGCGACTTGCTTACGGCCAAGAAGGTCTCGGCCTCATTGAGCGGATCGGCCAACTTCAGAGCAACGCATGGCTTTCTGCCCGTCAAATGCTTAAGGGCGGTGGAGCAATCACCGATTACGAAAGCCAAAAGGCAGAAGCAGCAGTCGCTCGCCTCGAACGCCCGAAAAGTGAAGAAGAATTTAAGTTGGCCCTCAAAGACTTGCGCGATGCAATTGTTGAGGGTGAAGCAAAATTGCGCGCAAGCCAAGGAGGTGCGTTTGCTCCTGCGGCTGGCGGCATTGTGACCATCGCTAACGATGCCGAATACGAAGCCTTGCCGTCTGGAACCACGTTTATCAGTCCTGATGGGAAAACTCGGAGGAAACCGTAATGGGTTGGATGGATGCGCCAGAGGTTCAAGGCGGCGCGGCATGGGAAAAGGCTCCGGTTTCTGAAGATGTTGTGATGACGACAAAAGACGGCGGGCGAGTTGTCCGCAGCCAGTCTGGCAAGCTGTCTTTCGTTTCTCCGGCATATTCCACGTCTGACCCCGAGCAGATCAAGCGCATCATGGAAGGTGCTGGTGGCGCTGAGACATCCAGGCTTGGGATGCAAGAAAGCATTGTCCAGCAAGCGCCAGGTGTCGCGCGGGTGGCAAAGATAATCGAAGGCTTGCCAGGTATTGGGTCTTATCTTGACGAAGTTGTAGGTTCTTTTGCCGGACCAAGGGCCGAACAAGGCGTTCGCGCGCTTTCGTCGGCGATGGGAGAAACTCGGCCTGGCCAGTCGCTTGGGCTGAACCTTGGCGGCGCAGCGCTGGGCACGGCGGCAACTATTGCTGCGACGCCGGCCCGCATTGCGGCCGCTCTAATTCCATCAACCTCCGCCCGCATGCTGCCGAGCATGGGCAAGGCCGCGCTAACCTCTGGCCTTCTTGGGGCTACTGAGGGCGCAATCTATGGCGCGGGCCAGGGCGAAGGCGCCGGTCGCGTTGAGACTGCCGGAACGGGCGCCCTGTTCGGCGGCCTTCTTGGCGGCGCGCTTGGCGGCGCAGCACCGCTTGTTGCAGCCGGTGCAGAGAATGTTGCAGGCATCTTCCGACGCAGCGACGTGGCGAAGATTGCATCTGATCTTGGCATCTCGCGCGAAGCGGCAACCGTCATCAAAAACACCTTTGACCAAGGCGGCGACATTGCCGCTGCGCGTGCAGCAGTTCAGCGCGCCGGGTCTGAGGGCATGCTGGCGGATGCAGGCTTTGCGGCACAGGCCCTGCTTGACGCTTCCGCTGCCACTGGCGGGCGGGCTGGGCAGGTTGCGCGGGAAGCCGTTGAGGGGCGCATGACCCGCACGGGCGAAGCGCTGGATGCCACACTGGACGCGACATTGGGAACCGCCCCGCTGGGCCCGCGCACGGCGGTTGATGCCATTGCGGAGCGCACAGCGCCGGCCCGGGCCGAAGCCTACGGATTGGCATACCAAACCCCGATCAACTATGCCGCCCCGCAAGGGCGCAAAATTGAGGAAGTTCTGGGGCGGGTTGCGCCAGATGACTTGATTGCGGGCATCGTTGAGGCAAACAAGGAAATGCGTTCGCGCGGCATGGTCAACCAGCAAATCATGGCTGTGCTCGGTGCCGATGGGAACGTGGAGTTTTTGCGCGAAATGCCCAACGTCCAGCAGTTGGATGAGGTCAAAAAGGCGCTGCAGAAAATCGCATACGACAACACCGATGATTTCGGCCGCCTGACCGGGACGGGCCAGCGCTATGCGCGACTTGCGGGTGAGTTGCGCGATGCCGTCGCGGATGCCGTGCCAGACTATCGCACAGCCGTCTCTATCGGCGGCGACAAGCTAGCTGAAGAACGGGCATTCATGCTGGGCCGTGATCTTCTTTCCACCAAAACGGAAATTGAAGACATCGGCTTTGAACTTGGCAAAAATCCGTCTGAGGCTCAGATCGAGGCGGCTAAGTCTGGCCTGCGGTCCTACATTTCAAAGGTTCTGGGCGACGTTCGCGCCGTGCCTTCGGACATGAACCTTGACGCCCGCGAAGTGGTTAAGGCTGTCACGGACATGAGCAGCGGCAACGCTCGGACCAAGATCCGCGCGCTGATGGGCGCCGAGGCCGACGCACTCTTGAAGCAGGTTGACGAAGCCGCACAGAGCGCAGTCGTGCGAACGGCTATGGCAACAAACTCCAAAACCGCCATCCGCGGAAACATCAAGCAGACCGTGCAAGAGATGACGACCCCTGGCGTCTTGGGGCAGGCAATGGCTGGTGAGCCCATAAACTCGTCAAAAGCCCTGATCCAAGCCATAACTGGCCAAACCGAAGAATTTACTGCACAACAGCGGCAGCGTATCTTTGAGGATATTGCTCGGGCTTTGACGGAAAAACGCGGGAACACGGCGCTGGCGGCACTTGATTACCTAGAGCAGGCAATGCGTGGTCAGCCTTTGACTGCGGCGCAAAATGAATTCCTTGCGCGCCAGATCGCGGGAACCACGATAATCGCTGGCGTGCCGGCGGCTCAAGAGGTGACTGGAAGATGAAACCGAAAAAGCTAACCCGCGACCAGATCCAGAACACGATCAAGAACGCCATCATGGAGGCGGTCAGCTTCGTTGAGGCCGAGATTGCGCCGGATCGCATCCGGGCGCAGAAATACTTTGACGGCCAGGTTGACCTTGCATCGGAAGACGGTCGATCGGCTGTTGTCGCCACGAAGTGCCGGGATACCATCCGCGCGGTCAAGCCGTCGCTGATGCGCGTTTTCTTGCAGTCCGGCCGCCCGGTGGAGTTCATCCCGCGCAAGCCGCAGGCAGTGCAGGAAGCCGAACAAAAGACAAACTACGCGGCCTATGTTTTCGAGCGCAACAACGGCTTTCAGATTCTGTCCGACGCCATCGATGACGCGCTGAAAAAGAAGGTCGGCATCTGGAAGGTTTACGTTGACGAGCCTGCCAGCATCGAAATCGATGAATACAGCGACCTGACCGAAGATCAGGTTCAAATGCTCCGCATGGACCCCGAGATTGAAATCTTGGAAGAAGAAGTCACGCAGGAAGCCATCATCGACGAAATGGGCATGATGATCATGCCCGCGATGTATGAATTGAAGGTCGCCAAGGAAACCCGCAGCAAGGAAATCCGCATCGACGCGGTGGCCCCGGAGGACTTCTTGGTGGACCGCAACGCATCCGGCATTCAAGACGCCTACGTCTGCGGCCACAGCGCTGAGGCGCGCGTGGGCGATGTGGTAGCTATGGGCTACGACTTTGAAGAAGTCTACGACATGGCCGGCACGACCGACGGCAGCGTTGACGAGGAAGAAGAACTGCAGCGCAAAGGGTGGGATGCCAGCGACACCGACGAGGACGCGAATGACCCGTCCATGCGCAAGATCACACTGACCGAAGCCTACATGAAGATGGATATCGAGGGCACGGGCATCCCGCGCCTTTACAAGTTCCTCTGCGGCGGCGGCAGCTATGAAATGCTTGACTACGAACTCTGCGACGAGATGCCGTTCGCCGTGTTCGAGGTGGATCCCGAGGCGCACGCCTTCTTTGGCCGTTCGCTGGTGGAAATCATCATGGACGATCAGGACGCCGCCACGGCTCTGCTGCGTGGCCTGCTGGACAACATGTCCCTGATCAACAACCCGCGCATGGTGGTCAACTCCAAGCTTGTGAACATGGACGACGTTCTCAATAACGAGATCGGCGCGGTTATCCGCACCAGCGATGTCGGCGCCCTGCGTGAAATCACGATCGGCGGCATGGCGACGGGCCTGCTCCCCGCGATCACCTACTACGACGAAGCCATCCGGGCCAAGACAGGCGTCTCTGGGGCGGGCATGGGGCTTGATGCCAACCTCCTGCAGTCTCAGACAGCGCAGGGCGTGAATGCCGCTGTGCAGGCCGCCAATCAGGTTTCAGAGCTCATCGCGCGCCACTTGGCCGAGGGTGGGTTCAAGCAGGCGTTCAAGATCATCGTCCGACTGGCCAAGCAGCACATCAGCGGTCAGGAGATGATGCGCGTGAACGGTGAGTTTGTGCCGGTCGATCCGCGTTCGTGGTCCGCCGACGCCGATATGACGGTGAACGTCGGCATCGGCACCAACAAGCACGAAGAAAAGGCGATGGTTCTGCGCGAAACGCTGCAGACGCAGATGGGCATCTGGCAGGCTTACGGGCCGCAGAACAACATCGTGAGCATGACCAACATCCGCAACACGCTGGCCGACATTCTGCGCCACGGCGGGCTGAGCAACTCCGAGCGGTATTACCAGCCCATGAACCAGCAGATGGAGCAAGCGCTGATGATGCAGGCCGCCCAGGCGGCGCAGGGCCAGCAGCAGGCGCAACCCACCGACCCGAATATGGCCTTCATGCAAGTCGAGCAGATGAAGTCGCAAACCCGGGCGCAGGCCGATCAGCAAAAGACGCAATTGGACTTCGTGAAGGCCCAGATGCAGGACGACCGCGAGCGGGATAAGATGACGCAAGACCTTGCCATCGAGGCCGCCAAGATATTCGCGAATACCGGCGTGCGTCTGAATGAGCAACAAATCCGGGCCCAGCAGGCGATGACGCCGATGGGGATGATGCCACAACCCGGGATGATGCCGAATGCTTGACGTTCGCCAGCGGGCCACCCAGGCGCGGCAGCTTGAGGGCTACGAGCCGTTCAAGGAAATCTGCGCCGAAATCCGCGAGGAAGCGGTGCAATTGTTTTTGAACCCGGCTTCTGATATAACTTCAATTGCTCGGGCGCATGAGGCGGTCCGGGCAGTGGAAACGTTCATGGCGGCCATTCAGACGCGCATCGACGCCGAGAAGGTCGCGGATAAAAAGGCTCAGCACCGTGGAAGCGACTGAACAAATGGAAGCGGCGGTAAATTCGCTGCTGATTGTGGACGAACCATCCCAGCCGGATGAGGCACCGCAGGAATCCCCTGCGACCGAACCGGAATTGGAAGCGCAAGAGACTGAAGCGCAGGAAGACGACGCCGAGGCTGAGTATTCCGAAGACGTCGAGGCCGATGACGAAGAAGAAACACAGGAACAAGCGCCTTCAAAATACACCGTCAAGTTTGACGGCAAGGAAATTGAAGTAACGCTGGACGACCTCAAACGTTCATTCTCCGGTCAGGCTTACATCCAGAAGGGCATGCAGGAAGCAGCCGAGGCTCGCAAGGCCGCGGCGGAAATCTTTCAGAACCTTCAAGCCGAGCAATCTAAATTCATGCAAGTGGTTCAAACGATCCAGGAGCATGGGTTTAAGGCACCACCGCAAGCGCCTGACATCGCCATGATGGACAAAGACCCGATTGGCTACATGCAGGCGGAAGCGCGATATCGCAAGGACGCTGCCGAGTACCAGACACAGCAACACCAAATCCAGCAAACGGCGGCAGCACACCGCCAAATGCAGGACAGGGCAATGGCTGAGTTTGTGACGGAGCAGGGCAAGGTCTTGCAGTCGCGCATTCCTGAGTTTGCCGACGCGAATAAGGCCCGTGAGATTACGGGCAAGATCCGCAACACGGCGTCCGAGGCTTACGGTTTTACTGACCAGGAACTGAGTGGCATCGTTGATGCCCGTCAGGTACTGGCGCTGCACGACGCGATGAAATGGCGTGAATTGCAGGCCGCACGGACCCAAAAGGCACCCGCAGCGCCCAAGTCAATCAAGCCGGTCATGCGCCGTACCGAGCCGCAGCAGATTGTTCGGAAAAAGCAGATCGACGCAGCACGGAAGACCGGTGGCAAGCCCGAGGCTTTCATCGACCTTCTGTTCAAATGAACCTTTAGAGGATTTGGATCATGGCGCAGCCAACCAA